CCAGCCAAGGGTGCTCTGATAAACGACTCGGTGAATAACGTATATAATGTAAATGCAGGAGCGGTAGATCCAAACATACTGACTTACTTAAATCTAAATAAGCAGGAGGTGGGAACAGCAACAAACTCTGTCACGGCCACATTTAACAATACATGGAAAACTGCTCCTTCAGGATTACCGCCTACAAGCGTTGATAACTTTACGTTCTTTGTAAACGGAAGCCTTGTTGACAGAGCAGCGATAGTGAGTTTTACGCAAGGAGTAGGAATATCAACATTGGTTATAAATCCATCAGTATTAGAATATAGCTTAGACGCACAAGATTATATCGTAGCAATAGGAAAGTTTAATTAAATATGCCACAATTAAGAAACAAACAGTTAGAATACCCGTTAAGCGGATCGTTCACCGGTAGTTTACTCGGTACGGCTTCCTATGCAACAAACTCAAATACAGCATCATTTGTAGTATCGAGCTCTTATTCTCTAAGCTCAAGCTACAGTATAACATCTTCTTATTCTGTAAATTCTACAAGTGCTTCATATGCATTATCAAGTTCAAATTCTATAAGCGCAAGCTATAGCACTACCGCATCATACTCAGTAAGTTCTTCCCAAGCACAGAATGCAAATACAGCATCATATGCGTTAGAGTCTAAACCAGCAGGTAACTCTGGAGAAATTCAATACAATAACGGTGGAGTTATGTCAGCCGATGTTGATTTAACTTTTGACGGAACAAAGAATATTCTTTTTGTAGGAAAGTCAAACACTGCCCCTCTACCAAATAACCTTAGAGGCGCGATTGTACAGGGGGCTTCGAATACAATACAAGGAATATATTCGCAAGCACAAGGATTCGGAGTTTCTGCACTAGGTGATGCATCAAGAGCACAGGGTACAGACTCTATTTCTTTAGGAAATAATTCTCAAGCAGCTGGTGAGGGAGTCATTGCATCGGGATCTGCACAAACAGTAATTGGTAAATACAATACTCATGGAAACGACACAGCGCTTTTTACAATAGGAAACGGAACTGATGACTTAAACAGAACTGACTTAGTGGTTTTTGGCCCTAATGATATTTACGTCAGCGGCAGTATTTCCCTAGAAACAGGGTACAATATCACAGCTGATAGATTTTATGGTAATTTAATAGGAAACGCAGATACCGCAGATACAGCAACAAACGCAGATACAGCATCTTTTGTAACTGGCTCAAACGTATATGGACCTTACGGATCTAACAGCGTAGTGAGTGCTTCATATGCTCTAAGTTCTAGCTTTGCAATTACAGCAACAAATGCAGATACAGCTTCAAATATTTTGGGTGGGGTCGCAACGCATGTGCCTTATTTCATAACTGATACAACTTTAGCCACAAGCTCAATATATCAATCTGGATCCACGAGCGTTATCATAAATCAAAATGATAATACTACGGCAAACCCAGAAGCTTTATACGTATGGCAACCGCATCCAACATCGATAAACGTAATTAGCGGAAAGGGGTTATTAAATAACTACTTACAACTAAATATCCAAAATACCGACAATGGTATAAGTGCATCATCAGATATAGTAGCTACTGCAAATAATGGTAGCGAGACAGAGTACTATATCGACATGGGTATTAATGGAGAGTCCTATGGTTACTACTTAGGAGGTCCTAATGACGCATACCTATACGCTCATGCAAATAATTTATGGATAGGAAATGTAGATAATGGTAAGCAAGTCTACTTCTTCAATAGTTCTAGCTTACAACCGATTATAACACTAAATGCAGATAATGCTCAAATTACTGGTTCATTGTATGGGTCCTCATCTTATGCAATTACAGCAAGTTATTCTGACGCATCAATAAGCGCATCTTACTCATTACGTAGTACAAGTGCTTCATACGCCTCAAGTTCAACAAGTGCATCATATTCAGTAACGGCAAGCTATTCGAATAGGAGTACTTCAGCTTCGTATGCGCTTACCGCAACTTCTGCTGATTCTAGTACAAGTGCCTCTCACGCAATACAGGCAGATAATGCGGATTTTGCTACGTATGCTGATATTGCTGGAAATGGTGGCGTAACAAGAATAATAAATGGATCTGGCATATCAATACTACCTCTTGATGGTAAAGGTGATGTGACTATAATATCTTCTGGTGGGGGAGGTGTAACTATATTATCAGGTTCAAACGTTACCCAATCCTTCAACAATTCTAATACTTGGACATTCGACCATAACCAGGGAGTAAGGACACCAATAATTACAACATTTGATTCGAATTACAATCAAATAATACCTCAGAATATAGAGCTTACTAATACCTCTAGCGCAACAATCACATTCCCAGAAGCAGTAAGTGGGTTTGCAATAGCATCTCTTGGTGGGACTACTGGGACGGTGTTATCATCTTCATATTCTCTATTCTCAACCTATGCAACTACTGCGTCTTACTTCGATGAAACAGACCCAGTATTTGTAGCAAAGAGTGCATCTCTGGCAACTACAGGTTCAAATATATTCAGAGGAAATCAAATAGTAACTGGAAGTCTATTCACAACAGGGTCAAATACGCTTGTAGGTAATACATCTTTGACAGGTTCTTTAAGAATATCTGGCTCAACTACTCAAATAGGTAATAATACTCTGATAGGAACTACAATTTTGACAGGTAGTATTTTTATAAACGGAGATATTATACCAGAAGTATCTAGTTCATTTGACCTAGGATCCGAAACAAACCCTTGGAGATCAGTATATGTACAATCAGGCTCTATAAGCATACAGTCAGATATTCCAGGAGGCATTCCGGCAATAATATCAAATGCGAATGGAAACATTACATTTGCAGGGGCTGGCTTCCAATTAAAGAGCGGATCATTTGTTCCATTTGAAATATCTTCTTCGGCAAGAACAGTAATAAGAGTACCTAACATACCTGCTAATGATCTTGGGGGATTGAGCATAATAGGTAGCTCAGACGGATCTTTTCAGGGAGTTACAAATCCAGGAGGTCTAATACATCTTACTAGTAACGATGGAGCAAGCTCTAGAATTACAAGTGACGCTTATGGTACAGCGTCAAATGCTGCTTATGTGGGAAGGAAAGCAAGAGGAACAGCAGCAAGTCCACTACCAGTACAAGCTGGGGACATATTGACGAGGATAAGCTCTGTAGGATGGACAGGACCTGATTACGGATTTACAATGTCAGCCAGTCTTATAACGGCACCAACCAGTATTGATGTTGTGGCACTTGATAACTTTACAACATCAAGTTTCGGTACAAGATTCAATTTCTATAACCCAGCTTCAGGTAACACGATAAGAACTCTATCTGCACAAATAGATACTACTGGGGTAACAATACCTTCAAGCAGTAGATTTTTTGGCACTGCAAGTTGGGCTAGCAATGCTCAAACTGCTTCTTTCTTAACAATAGGGACATACAATATAACATCTAGTCAAGCGGTAAGTTCATCATTTGCAGCAACAGCATCGTATGTAAATCCACTCAAACAAGATGTAATAATAACGGGATCATTACAAATAACAGGAAGTGGATACATAAATGGACTACCGATATTAACATCCGCAAACACATCATCGTTCTCAGATGGCTTTGGATGGTATGGAGTTTTTTGTAGTACTGGGTCTCAAACAAATCCTGTAGGTAATGTATCACGCTCAATGCAATTGGATACAACAGAACATTCAAACGGAGTTAGTCTAGTTAGCGGTAGTAGAATCACATTTGCTCATGCAGGAGTATACAACATACAATTCTCAGCACAACTTGAAAAAACTAGTAACGGTACGGAGACAGTATATATTTGGTTTAAGAAAAATGGAACTAATGTAGCTAGATCAAATAGTAATGTAGATTTAGCTAAAGCGGCAGGAGGGAACGGTAAATTAATTGCAAGTTGGAATTATGTAGATACTTTTAACCCTAATGATTATTATGAAGTAGTATGGCAATCTTCAGATATAACTATGCAACTTTATGCAGCAGCAGCAACAGGAAATCTCCCCGCAACACCATCAGTAATAATAACAGCAACTCAAGTAGGATAATAAAATGAGAATATATCAACCAACAATAACAGGGTCTCTTAATGTATCAGGATCTGTAACAGCTATATCATTCACAGGTAGCTTACTAGGATCTTCGTCCTATGCGTTGACTGCCTCTTACGCTTTAAATGGAGGAGGAGGCGGAAGTGGAGCTGGTTTTCCATTTACAGGTTCTGCAGAAATCACAGGTAGTCTCATAGTTACTGGATCTATAATATCGACAGATGGTTTTACAGGAAGTTTATTCGGCACTGCATCTTTTGCTACCACAGCCTCATTTGCGACAACGTCTTCTTATTCTGTGACTTCATCGTATGCGCTTACCGCGCAATCTGTTTTAGGCGCGGTAACGAGTGCTTCATATGCAGCGACTTCTTCTTATAGTACTAATTTTACAGCGGCAAATTCTTTAATAGTAGATGGGGCTATACAAAAAGGGACCTCATTTGCATCTACTATAGTAGGAACCAATAATCTATTCGATGATCCAGTAGGGTCTTACACTTCAGCATTTGGAAGATATACAGTTTTTAAAGGGGCAAATTCTAGATCTGGTGAATTTATAGTTTCTTGGAATGGTTCTACTGTAACTTACACAGACATTTCTACAACAGATATAGGGAGCACTTCGGATGCAAGTTTCATAGCGGCAAGAGTTTCCGGCAATATACAGATAAGCGCAGTTACAACGACATCTGGATGGACTGTAAGGATGCTAGTGATGTACTTGTAATTAAGATATTTATAGATACATTAGTTGGACAGTGAAAACTAATACAAAATGCCAAACGAATTCGTAGCCCGAAATGGGTTTATATCACTTAGCGGTTCTGTAGTAACGGGATCTCTCACAGTTACAGGAGGGCTCACAGGATCGATACTTTCAGCGTCTTACTCTATTACAGCTTCCTATAGTCCTAATTCTGCAACTGCTTCTTTTGTAGTCTCCGCGATATCTGCATCGTTTTCTACGACTGCAGTTTCAGCAAGCTACGCGCTGACAGCATCAGCTTGGCAAAAGCCATCATATGCACCGACACAAACGATAGGATACATAACTCCTCAAATGGCTTTTGGAGAGATAACAGGATCTACAGGAACCAGGCCAGGCATCAATAACATACTAGCTACTCCATTTCTGGTTCACAAAGACTGTACACTTGATGGATTATTCGTAAGTTTTTGTTCAAGCGGTTCTGGTATAGCAACTACAGCAAGCTTAGGAATTTACAGCGATAATGGAAGCACGTTGCCACAAACATTATTAAGAGGGGGCATGCTTGCTCGCACAGATTCAAGTTCTTTATTTCAACATCAATTAGTAGCTCCAAGCACTCCATTACAGTTAAGAGCTAAGACGATATATTGGGTTGCAATTGTAGGCGATAACGGATTAGTGCTTCCGATAGTTACTGGTACAATACCCAACCTACTATATAACCCTATCTTAGGAATAGAAGTAACGGCTAGCGCAATAGTTTCATCTTTCTTTCCAGTGTATAGAAATATTACCAGTTATGGATTCGTATCAGCAAGCGCAGGAAATCCGGCTATAGGGCTGCCAGCAACACTGCCTCAAACTACAGGATCATACACAGTGAACTCTTATACGACCCAGTCCAATTTCATCTTACCTCTAATATCTGTTACATATGGCTAACGAGTTTATTATACGAGAAGGGTTTATATCCGAATCTGACACCGTAGTAACCGGTTCATTGACTATAACCGGGGGGATTACGGGATCATTACCGACTTCGTCTTTTGCAGTTACGGCTTCATATTCATTGAATTCTCTCACAGCGTCATTAGTCAACAGCATATCAACAGCATCTTTAGCAAACTTTGCAACCTCTGCGTCTTTTGCAACTTTGGGATCTTTTGTTCCAAGCTACGCAAGGAACTACACGACAACACAGTTAAATCCTGATAATATTACAGGTTCTTCTGGTATAGGGTATCTATCGCCCATGTTACATTCTACAGTTAATACACAAACTGCGCAAGCCAATAGACAGCTTAATACAATATACTTAACCCCTCTTTACATTAATAGCAACTGTACTGTTAGAAAAATTGGAGTATTAAGTCAGAGGGTTGGAGCAAATAATAATATAAGATTAGGCTTATATTCTAATTCAAATTCAATGCTACCAGAAACAAATCTTTCTGATACAGTGATAACCCCTCTAGATAATATTGCTCGTTTTTACGAAGCCCCTTTAGCAACTCCTATAAACCTACAGGCAGGAGAAATCTATTGGATAGCGTCCATGTTATGTGGAGGATCTACAATTGTTGGGGGAGGCGTTGGCGTGGTAGCAAATATATCTTATCGTACAATAGATCCTCAATTACTTAGTTTACCACAGGGAGGAATCAATAAGATATATAACAATCTGTTGGGATCAACCGCTCCGATAAACCAGAATGCGATCAGACACATATCGTACTATGCATTGACCGTAGCATCAACGGCGTCACTACAGGCATCGTTACCTCAGACCCCTGGATCATACACGATATATTCCTACGGAGCTCGTATCAATAACACAACTCTGGGAACTTTTTACTCAAATACATTTATACCTCCAGCTATATATGTAACTTATTAAAAATTACACATGGCAGTTTTTATAGCAAATAATGGATTAATATCAAAGGATAGCTCGGTAATTACAGGCTCATTGAACGTCACTGGTGGTATCACAGCCAGCTTCTTTGGAACGGCTTCATACGTGGTCACATCTTCGTATTCGTTGTCGTCAGCAACAGCATCGTATACTGTAGCAACTTCGATAAATTCATCTTCTTATGCTCTTACAGCAGTATCATCAAGTATTGCATTGACAGCTTCTACAGTAAATGGATTATTTTTTGGACCTACGCAAAATATAGGAGTATTATCACCAAATATTTATATAGGAAGTCCTCCAAACGCAGCTACGATTGTGGCAACATCTAGTTATAACGGTACATTTTTAACACCAATATTAATTAATAAGCCGTGTACTTTAGTTACCATGTCAATAGTAGGAGCAAGCGCTAATGCTACATGTAGTTTTGGATTATATTCAAATTCTACATCATCAAATATTCCTCAATTTTTATTAGCAGAAGGCATTCTAAGAATTCCAGCAACAACTACACCAACAATTTATAACGTATCTAATTTTACGCCTATTAGATTACAAGCTAATACAGTATATTGGGTTGCATTTTTAAATAATGCTGTCGGAGGAAGTACCGCATTTAGATTTTTTAATGCAGCAAATTCGCAAAATTTTACATCTTTAAACCCACTTTTGGGAAATACAATGTCAGTATCTGCAAGTAATATTGTATATCCTAATTGGTGCATAAGATCAGGGTCAATCCCAGTACAGGGATCAGTTGTTGCATTGGCGCCTACAGCTTCACAAGATACAGGTTCTTATAGTCTTATGGCGGCTTCAACACAGCCTGCAATATTACCAGTTTTAAGAGTCACGTACCCATAAAAATATAATTATATGCCAATACACATACCAGTATTCCAAAGAAAAATAGATTATGATACAGGAGAAGAATTATCAGATCAAAATGGAGTACCGATCATGGAACATGTTAGGGACATAATAGTTCCTGATCCTCCAACTTATGAATACGAACCTACTCCAGAAGAATTAGCTCAAATGAAAGAGTGGGAAGAGCTAATAGCTGAACCTATACAAGAATCTCCGACAGAACCAGATCCGACTTAAAACCCGTAATATTTATAGAAAATCACACGCGTTATGGGTCAGGTCATCGCTTTGCTTGTAGGTATATTCGCAATAGTCTTGATCGTAAAACACCTAAAAGACGTGGACAAAACACTCAAAGAAAAAGAAAAATAACGTTATGGAAAAACTGACAACCGAAGAATTAAGTAAAATTAAACTCATAAAGCAAGACGCGCTAGAAATAGCATCAAAGCTTGGAGAACTTGAGTTTCAAAAAATATCCATAGAGCTAAAGATTGACGAACAAAAAAAGGAGATCTCAGCGCTAAAACTAAGAGAACAGTCGATTTTAGAAGAGATCACCTCGAAGTATGGAGATGTTACGATAAATATAGAGACAGGAGAAATTTCGTAAGAAATTACTGATATTTATTAGTAGAAAAAACAACAACATAAATGGCTGAAACACTTTTAAGCCCTGGCGTATTTTCGATAGAGAACGACCAGAGTCAAATAACACAAGGACCGGTAGCAGCAGGAGCTGCAATAATAGGACCTACGGTAACTGGTCCTGTTAATATCCCAACACCAGTGACGTCTTACTCACAGTACAAGGCGATCTTCGGTTCATCTTTCATTTCAGGAGGTGCAACTTACGAATACTTAACTAGCATGGCAGCGCTTGGTTACTTCCAACAAGGAGGATCTTCGCTCCTGGTTACAAGGGTAGCAAGTGGATCTTATACTGCTGCTTCTGCTAGTGTAGGAGCAACAGCAGGTACTGCATTCACTCTTGAGACTCTTTCTGTTGGTACGATAATGAACAACTCAGGTAGCGCTACAAACGGTGCTCTTGTTTCTGGTTCTTCTGCCAACGTTAGATGGGAGATCACTGCAGCAGATACTGGATCTGGTTATTTTAGTCTTGCAATCCGTAGAGGAGACGATTACCAAAACAGTAAGACAATCCTTGAAACATGGAACAACCTATCTCTGGATCCAAACCAGAATAACTACATCGAGTATGTAATAGGAAATCAGACTCAGAATGCTATTCAAGATACTACTACAGGAAACTACTATCTGCAGACTACAGGATCTTATATGAATAAGAGTAATTACGTAAGAGTAAAATCTGTAGCGCTCCCAACTCCTAACTACTTGAGTTCATTTGGTCAGCCACAATCACAATACACAAGCTCAATACCTACAGTAGGATCAGGTTCTATAAATGGAGCATTTGCAGGCGCATCAGGTCCTCTTTATGGTGGATTTGGTATCACGCCGCTGTTGATGTTTGAAAACATTCCTACTACAGCAGGAGGTCAAGTTAACAACATCCAAGGTCTTACTCCAACAAACTACGATATAGCAATCAACCTGCTTGGAAACAAAGACGCGTATGATTTTAATACTATCTACGCTCCAGGTATCAACTCACAAAATGCTACTTCACAGATCACAGCACTTCTTACTCTGGCTCAAAACAGAGGAGATAATATAGCGGTAATTGATCTTGTAGGATATGGACAGACAATAGGAACAGTAACATCTCAAGCACAGACTTACGATAACTCATATGGTGCAGCATATTGGCCATGGGTACAAGTTAGATCAGCGGAGACTGGAAAGATGAACTTCGTACCAGCTTCTACGATGGTGCCTGCGGTATACGAATACAATGATAAGGTAGCAGCAGAGTGGTTTGCTCCAGCTGGTTTCACAAGAGGTGGAATGAGCACAGTTCTACAGCCAGAGAGAAAGCTTTCAGTTGATGACAGAAACGCTCTATACCAAGCTAAAGTAAACCCAATCGCTACAATGCCAGGTGTTGGTACAGTAATATACGGCCAGAAGACACTCCAGCAAAAAGCATCAGCTCTTGACAGGGTTAACGTTAGAAGACTGCTTATAGCGCTGAAGTCATACATTGGTCAAATCGCAGACGGACTGGTATTCGAACCAAACACTCAGGTGACACGTAATAAGTTCCTGAACGCAGTAAATCCATATCTTGCAAGCGTACAGCAGAGACAAGGTCTATACAGTTTCTCTGTGGTAATGGATGACACAAATAACACTCCTGACGTGGTAGATAGAAACGAGCTTGTAGGTGCAATATACTTACAGCCAACTAGAACTGCGGAATTCATTTACTTAACATTCAATATCTTGCCGACGGGTGTCACTTTCGGATAAAATAAATAAAATATAATCATGAATAGAAATACCGTAGTAAGAATCGCAATACCCTTGTCCCTTTACGAATCAGTGAAGGGCAAGGTTTTAAACGAAGCCAAAAAGACAGTAGATCCAGCAAAAAAGAAAGCGGATGTTAAGGCTGAGAAAAAGAAAATCGAAGATAAGAAAGCTGCTGATAAAAAGAAAGCAGAGGCAGAGAAGAAAAAGTAATTTACAATATTTATACTAAAAAGATACAACAATGGCAGGACTACTGGACCCATCAGAAATATTTTATACCGCGTTTGAACCTACGGTAAGTAACAGGTTCATAATGTACATAGACGGCATCCCTTCGTACATGATCAAAAAGGCGTCAGCCCCTAGCATTGAGATGGGAGAAATCAAGCTTGACCACATCAACACTTACTTCAAGATAAAGGGTAAGGCTGAGTGGAAGGACATGGAACTCGCACTCTATAACCCGATATCACGTTCAGGACAACAAGTTTGTATGGATTGGGTACGTCTTCACCATGAATCTGTTACTGGCCGTGATGGTTACTCTGACTTCTATAAGAAAGATGTGACTTTGAATATAGTAGGACCAATAGGTGATATTGTAAGCGAATGGATCATCAAGGGTGCATTCATCAAATCATTCTCAGCTGGTAACTACGACTGGTCTACATCAGATCCTACAGAGTTGACACTGACTTTAGGAATGGACTATTGCGTATTGAACTACTAAGGTAATACCACCCAATAATAAAAAAAGAAGCTCCACTCAAAAGGAGCTTTTTTCTTTTTAGAATAAATCAGTTATATTATTCTGATAGAGGAAAACTTAGAACCTCGATATATATTATAAAACACAGTTACAATGGCAGAACAGAAATTTACGGTTCCAACAGAGATGGTCGGTCTACCTTCAAAAGGCCTAGTTTACGAAAAAGAAAATCCACTTTCAGCAGGTGAGATAGAGATGCAATACATGACAGCAAAGCATGAGGACATTTTGACAAACGTTAATAACCTGAAAAATGGTACTGCAATTGAGAAGACGCTGAAAGCTCTGATCTCAAGCAACGTAAAGTATGACGATTTGATCCTTGGAGATAGAAACGGACTACTTATTGCCGCAAGGATATTGGCATATGGTAAGGACTATCAATTCAAATATGAGCATCCAGACACAGGAGAAGAAGAAGTAGTAAATGCAGATCTCCAGACAATGGAATATAAGAAGATCGACGAGAGTATATTCAAAGGTAAGAATGAGTTTGAGTTCACATTGCCATTTTCAAAGAATAAGATCACATTTAAGCTACTTACTGTAGGAGACGATAAGAAGATCGTTGAAGAGGCAAAAGGCCTAAAGAAAGCGCTAGGAACTGAGCCAGGAGCGATCAGTCTAAGAATGAAGCACCAGATCACATCAATAAACGGAGACTACTCATCTAAAACAGTAAGGGAGTTTGTAGACACAGCGCTAATGGCAAAGGACTCCGTAGAACTTAGAAAGTACATCAACTCGATCACTCCAGATATAACAACAAAAATTACCATCACATTTAAAGACGGAAAGGAGACCGAGGTTGATTTACCGATGACAGCAGAGTTCTTCTTTCCCGGGAGTGGAATATAGAGCGATCTACATGACAGAGGTCTTCGAGCTGGTGTATCACGGAAACGGAGGATTCAACTGGCACGATGTCTGGAATATGCCAGTACCACACAGGAAGTTCAGTCTGAGGAAGATAAACGAGTTTCTTGGCAAGGTACAGGAACAGAGAGATCAGCAAGCTCAACAAGTTACAGAGAAGACCGACATGTCAAAGTTTAAGATACCAGACGAGGTCAAACAGGCTATGACTAAGGCACCGGATTTTGTTTCTAAACCGAAGCCTAAGAAGTAGTCGTGTTTGATATTTATACCTATACACAGTAGAAAATGGCAGACGAAAATAAAAAAGCAGGAACATCGGACGTAAGAAAAACCGGTCGAGAGTTGGTATATGAACTTAAGGAAGCTCTTGGTTTACAAGGTGATTTTCGTGATATTCTTAAAGATTCTATAAAAGAGCTTCAAAAGAGTATAAGTACATATGATAAAATAAATGCTAGATTAGAAAATTTAAAGAAGACTACCGTTAATGTTAAAGAAATAAATAAAGATATTTTAAAGAATAGATTAGAAGCATATTCGAATGAAAGAAAATTAGGAGATCTAGATAAAAAATTAAGTGATAATCAAAAAAAATCTGCTTTAAATTTTAATGATAAAATTAAACAAGCTCAAAGATTTGAAGCAGCAAGAATAAAAGCTGCAAATGATGGTAATAAACAACTTGAAGAAAGATTTATAAGACAATTACGATATATAAATGATAAAATAGAAGAACAAAAAGAAAGTCTTGGATTAGATCAATTATCATATGCTCAAGCTTTAAAAACTGAAGAATTATTCCAGGAAACTGAAAATAGATTACAAGATCAATTAAAAATAGAAAAAGAAATAAATAAACAACTTGGTTTATCTGGAGGGTTTATGCAAAAATTCGCCGAAAAATTAGGATTTGGACAAGATGTTTATGAAGCAATGTCTATTGAAGCTAGAAAATTAATAGACATAAATGGTAAAGTAACTGGTGTAGGAAAATGGAAAGTTCTTAAAGCAGGAATTAAAGAAATTGGTAATCAAATAAAAGAAAGTCTTAATGATCCTTTACTTGCTTTTGGTCTAGTAATGAAAGCAAATAATATGATACTTAGCGGACTTAAATCTGCATTTAATTTCATAGTCGATATTGGTAAAAAAGTTCTATCTTTTATAACAGGATGGAATAGTCAAGTATTTGAATTTGCAAAGAATCTTGGTGTAGGTGAAACCCAATCTAGAATGATGATGAATCATTTTCAAGAGATGGCTCTTACATCAGGACCTTTATTTTTAGGAGTAAAAGGAATATCAGAAGCATTTGCTAGCATGACAGAAAGCTTAGGATTTATTGCTCCTATGAATGACGAGATGCTGACAACTGCTACTTTAATACAAAGACAATTTGGATTAACTGCTGATCACATTCAAGCAATAAATACAATATCTGCTCTTAGTGGAAAATCATTTAAAGATACATTCGATACTATTAACGCAATTTCTAAAGTAGAAGGCGGAAGAAATAGAATCATGATGACAGAGCGTCAGACTATGGGACAGATATCAAAGCTGTCTTCTTTAGTACTGATGAACTTTAAAGGCAATATCCCAGCGCTTACAGAAGCAGTAGTCAGAGCTAAAAAATTAGGAGTTGAATTAAATGATATTCAAGGCACAACCGGACAATTCCTCGATTTTGAAAGTAGTATATCAAAAGAGTTTGAAGCTCAGATGTTTACAGGAGAAGATCTAAATCTCCAGCAACTTAGAAGGCTAGCGCTTGCTCATGATACAAAGGGAATGATGGAAGAGATCGGTAGAAGGATTCCAACTCTTGATAAGTGGAATAATATGAATACGCTTGCTCAAGAGGCATATGCAGAGGCTTTAGGCATGAGTTCAGAAAAGATAGCTGAGATCATACAAAAACAACAGATAGCAAATAGATTAGGAGTAGATGCTTCTTTAAATGCTTCTGAAATGTATAGAAAATTATCTGAACAGGGAAAAACTCATGATCAGATAGTTGATATTATGAAAGCAGCAGGAGCAGAGCAATACTTAAATGCAGCAATGTCTGAAAAGATAGATACTTTCATGCAAAATATCAAGAATACACTTGGTCAAATGCTTGAAGGCGAACTAGGTCAAACAATAACAAAGTTCTTAAATCTATTAAATAATGCAGAAAAGATTAAAGAAATAGTAGGACAGATACAAGGATTTGTACGAGGAATAGTAAGATTTTTTGGAGATTTACCTAAAACAATACACTCTATTATAAAAGGCACAGCTACATTTTTAGGGCTTTTAGCTGCGGCTCAAATAGTAGCAGGCGGTATTATGATAGGAACTGGAGTTAATCCAATAGGTGGCGCAGCATTAATAGCAGGGGGAATCAAAATGGGTGGTGTTGCTGCGGCAGCAGGATACGCATCATCTCAATTAGGTGATTTAATTACTGTATCTGATAATGCTGCAAGAAATCAAGTTTATTCATCTCCTATTGTTCCTACACAACAATCAGCGGCTAAAGTAAATCAACCTATAAACGTAAATGTAAATAATAATATGACTCTTGAAGGAGATAAATTGTATTTACACACATTGAAGAATATACAATCAACTCCTCCTATGGACAATAATCAAGGACAATATTTTACTCCAAATTCTATCTCTTTCTCAGGACAACCAGCAAGTTAAACTATGGCACTTATAAACCTAAAAACAGTATTCACAACAGGTAGTTTTGCCATAAACACTTTGTATCCAAGTATGGGTCAAAGAGTGAATGCTATTGATACTAACTCAGCCGCTTTTTCTACAGCTAATAATTTACTAGGATCTTTTGATACTTCGATTATAACTAACAGATTAGGCGGAGTAACTCAGTCTTTTAAAACACCAAAGATACTAAATTCAGCGCAAGACTTTTTAAACTCAGATGTAGGTAAATCATTTAATACCGCTATAAATGAAAAAGTAGGTCAACTCAATAATATACCGACTGCTATGGGTTATGCACAACTTGCTAAGCAAAATCCTGTACAGGGCAATACTATAACTCCAAATAATATACAGGATTATAGATCAAAGATAGATGATACAGAGAATGCACAATCAAACTGGAATTATGCAAAAACTCAAGAAGTATTTGGTAAGTCTAATCCAGGAGCTACAAATAAAAATACTCCAGGAGGAAAACCTACAAGCTATTTAGTTCCAGTCCCAGGTTATATGGATGTAAAGAGTATCGATTCTATGTATCCTACAATATTCAAAAGCGATTCAGATCCTTGGAAAAAATTAGGATATACAGATTCTATAAAATTAGGATTTGAGTGTATGAGTAATGATTATACTCAATACGCAACTGCATTGATATTTAGAGCTTTATTAACAAATGGATTTACTGATAATAACACTGCAAACCTAAACTCATTCAGATACATGGGTCGAGGTGAAGAGTTTTTTACTTATCAAGGATTTACAAGACAGATATCATTCTCATTTAAAGTAGCAGCGTTTTCTAGAACTGAACTTAAGCCTATGTACAATAAGTTAAATTACTTATTATCTCAAGTTTATCCTGATTACTCTCCTAATACAAATATAATGAGAGCTCCTCTTGTTAAACTTACTCTTGGAGATTATTTTTATAGAGTTCCAGGCTTCATAGAAAGTATAAACATAACTGCGGATAATAACACACCTTGGGAAATAAACTTAGAAGAGAAGATGGGTTTAGATAATTCTGCTACTGTACAAGAACTACCTCATGTATTAGAAGTCGGCATATCATTTAAGCCTATACACAACGTATTACCGAAAAGGGCTACATTTACTGTGGATAAAACAGAGAACAAAGTTCAAGGAGGTGGAACAGAAACAAGCATAACTACTACTTTAGAATCTGAAATGTTAATAGGTAATTATACTAATGCTTTTATATCTACTAAATCAACTAACTTGATATCAAAAACAACAAGTGCAGGAAATGGAACAGATTATACAGGAAAATATAATAGTATAAAACAACCTCAATCTCAATTTCAAGATTCTTTACCATCTACTCCTCCTATAAAAGCTAATAATTATGGAAGTATATTACCAAATAATCCATCATTTACAGCAAACAGTCTAAATAACCCTAATAATTTACCTAACGTAGCAGATCAAGGAATAATACCTGGAAAATAAAAATAAAATGGTAAATAGATATCAAAATACACAAACAACAAAAAATAGCGAAAGAGGCGTTCCTTTTTACGTTAATGCTATATATCCAGATATACCTCAGACAAACAACGATAGCTATGTTATAACTACTCTTGGAGATAGACTGGACCTTATGGCATTAGATTTCTATGGAGACACTGGATACTGGTGGGTCATAGCTTCAGCAAATTCACTTCCAGGTGATAGTCTATTTCCTCCAATTGGAATGCAGTTAAGATTACCAGAAAACTTACAAGGTATTGTAAATCAATATAAATCAGTAAACACAGTTAGATAAGTTATGCCATCAAATCAAGAATTAGAGAAAATATGTAATGTCGCAGGGTATCCAATATATAAATGGGCGGCAGATCAACTTAAAGTAAGAAGTGAAAAAGGATCTCAAGATACTAGAAATGATGATAATTTAACTTATCTTGCAAATAAAAATGCATGGGTTAGAGTTGTATCATCAGTAAACCTTGAACCTAATCTAATAAAATACTTTAGTACAAATTTACAGATAGGTCTTACAAATGGAAGAAGTCTTGCTGAAAATTTTATACTCTATGGAGGAACATCTACCTATGCTTTTAAAAGTCAACAATTAAATGCTCCAGCTCTAGGGATAAATAACCTAGAAATAGGAGATGCACTAGGATCAAAGACTCAGGGCATGAATCTCAGATCTGGTTTAGGGGCATACAATATAACTGGAAATCAAGAGATAAATGATTATGGTTATAGACCAATGCCAGGTATAACTTCAGTTACTATTGATACTACTGGTAGGATGGGATCATTAAGACAGGCAACCATAAATTTCAAAGTTTGGGATAAAAACCAACTTGATATAATGGATGCTTTGTATTTTAGATTAGGATTCACAGTCTTGTTAGAATGGGGTCATGCAAAATATTATGATAATGGTGGAAATTTAAAATCTACTGATGAGTTCATGATTAATCCTTTTCAACAAGGTTTAACAAAAGAGAGCATAAATATCGCACTTGCGTCAAACACAAGAAAATCATACGGAAATTATGGAGGAATGCTTGGAGTAGTAACCTCTTTTAACTTTACTATGACTCAAGACGGTGGATATGATTGCGTAGTAAAAGCTATGTCATTGGGTGCTGTTATGGGTAACTATGCCATAAATCACGTTTCTGGTCTTGCGAATGTTTATTATGAGCAAATTAAAGGATATCTAAATAAAGAAAAAGAGAACGCGAGAGAAAAAGCTTTAGCTGAAATAGAAGCTCAAAGAAAAAAAGATATAGAAGAAGCCCAACAAAGATTTCAAACAAATTCTAATGATTGGGCTAAACTTCAAATTAAAGATAAATTAAGTAACTTACTTTTTAATACAAATGCTGGAGTAGGAGGAGATTTTCAAGTTTTTATTGAATATGAAAACTCTACTGTTAAACCATTACAGAGAATAGTAAATACTCCTAATGATCCTACTGGACTACTTGGTAATAGATCAAATTTACCTCTTGATGTAAACTATTATAAAAATAGAGCTAAAAATTTACTAAATACTTTT